TCTAATTCTTTTTTTATTTTTTTTCCGCTCATTTTTTCTTTGATCTCTTTCCGACTTTTACACAATTAGGTACAAGTCTATTTCCTTTTTTCTTCATGCCCTTTTGTTCAAAACCTTTCCAACAAGTTCCTCTACCCATAATACTGATACTCCATTGGTAATCTTGGTTGAGGCTCTTCTGCGTAATCATGTTGAGCACTTATAAAATTACCTTCTCGATATCTTAACACAGCTTGAGTAGTGCTGTCGACTAGGTCATCATGATCTCCATTTGGAAAAGAAGCACATTCTTCAATAACTTCTAAAGCAAACTGTTTACCGTCAGGATAGTATACCATGCCTGATGCAAAGATTGGTGAACAAGCATTTACTCTAGAATGTTTATCTCTGCCTCTTCCGGGTACAAAATCTATAACTGGAATACCCATTCTACGTAACTCTTGTATTAATGGCATACCAGATGCTTTTGCTTCAATAACCACGGTCTCAGGTTTCCAATAGTTATATTGTTCTAATGCCATAGATTTTAATTCTGGAAATTCATATCGTCCTCTTAGTGCATCTAATAAAATTAAACACGGAGGAGAATCGTCATGTGGTTTAAATATTCCCCAAGTTGTAATTGCTGAATAATCGGAAGTTTCTTTTTTTGTAAATGCGGTATCATAACTTTGAATAATATACTGCAAAGAAGGTATTGGTCCTTTCCAAGGAATCCACCATTCACGTTTAATTAATGCACCCTCTTCTGCTGTTGGATTTTGCATGTACTGTGCATTCCATCTTTGAGGAGGTATGGAGGCTTTAACAGATTCTAATTCTTCAATACGCCAATACTCTGGCCATACAGGTTGTCCGCTGTCCAAGATCGCTGGAAACTGTATTACTTCCCAATTGTCTGCTTTTTCATTTACTTGAGCTTTTAAAAGTTGTCCTGTTAAATCATTCGTTGCCCATCTTGTCATAACAACCACAATTGCTCCACCTGGTTGTAAACGCTGTCTAGGACCAGAGACATACCAATCATAAGTTTTATCCATAGCATTCTCTGACATTACGTTTTGTTCAGTATGAGGATCGTCAATTATTAAAAAGTCAGCGCCTCGTCCTGTTATTGCACCACCGACACCGGCTGCGAAGTATTCACCACCATGGTTGGTTTCCCAACGACCAGCAGCTTTTGAATCTTCTGATAAATCTAAATTATTAAAAACTTTTTTATACTCCTCCCCCTGTATCAAGTTTCTTACTTTTCTACCAAAACGAAAAGATAATTCTGCGTTGTGAGAAACTTGCATAATCTTAGACTTGGGCAGGAGTCCCATGATCCAAGCTGGAAACAAATAAGATGCAAACTCTGATTTAGTGTGTCGAGGAGGCATGTTAACTATTAATCTTTTAATTTTTCCTTGAGCAACTTGAGTTAACTTATCCGCAATAATTTGATGGTGCCCCCACATAGAAGGTTCCTTGGCTTCTCTGCATATAAAATCAGGCCATACCTGTTTAACAAAATAAATAAAATTTTCCCTGGCCAATAGTATCTTTTGTGCTTTGAGAAGCTTTGCTGTTTTTTCTAATTTTTCACGTGGAACTAGCTCCAAATCCATAAGTAAAATGGACTATATATTTGTGTCAACGTTTGCACAAGTCAACGATTGTAAGATACATCGGCGATTTTAAGGGGGTGTAGGGGGTCGGAAGTGGGTTTTAATAGGTGGCTAGGGAAAGAGATACTAGTACAACTAGGGCGTGTGACACGCCCTAGTTGTTAGATACTTAGTGTTGTGTACTTTGTGTATTAGCCATGTCTCTTTGTACATTGAACTTATCAGCCAAGTCTTGTGATAACTCTTGACCAAAGTTAGTTATCTTTTGGTCATTCTGATTCGCTATAATGAATTCAAATATCTTTGAATCAAGATAACTAGCTAGTAATTGCCAATCGATAAACTGTACTTTGTTTTTAAACAAATCGATTTGTTTTTTTAACTCAATGATTATTTCATCACTTGTCTTGTCTTGAGAAACAATCTGATTAAGTTTTTCTAATTCGAATTTTTTCATATTAACTCCTTTACGTCATGAGTATATGATGTTCGAATAGACTTTGTCGAGAACTTTTTAAACAAGTCCATATTGTCTTTTTTAAAGTCCTCTTGAGAAAAGATATTTATTTCTTTAACGTCTTTAGAAATAGAATAAATAAACTTTTCTTTTTGTATTGTTAGATTATTTGTTTTTAACAAATCAAAAATCTGAACTAATTCTGGCTTGATAATTCTATTCCAATCAGAAGTTAATTCAGCTTTTTTCTCTAACAAGTCACACGCACGAATTATCAACTGTTTATTCTTAGCTGATAATTCTATTTTTACTTTTGCTTTTGTCATTGTTTTCCTTTCAGTTAGTTATTAATGACAATTGCTATCTTATGTTCATGAGATAATTAAAACAAGAAATATTTTTAGTTATCCACAATTATTTTTTAATGTTGCTCCCCTGCAACACTCACCTCTAACCAATGAAACCCAATCACCGAACCCGAAACACCGACCAGCAACCAGCTCCTGAGCCCCCCGTGTAGCCATCTGCTTCCAGTCTCCCTTCCTTTTATTATTTATTACGGGACGGGAACGGGATCTTCGGGACCGAGACGGGATTACAAAATTAGAATCAAAAATAAAAGCAACAGTAACTGGCCCGCTGTGGTAAACAACAGGCCAATCGCTGCCAGGATTGATATCCACATCATTCCTTAACGTTAGGCTTTGCATTCGTAGTTAGTTTTTTTCTAACCGACTCATGTACTGCCTTCTTCAATTTGTCTTCTTTTTTTTTATCTCCATCAAGAGTCATCACGATCAGATGATCATCCATCCATTTTTTTAAAGCATCCATTATACCACCACCTCCATCCAGGTATTATCTCTGAAAACTTTTTTAACCTGATTTATGTAGACTGAGCCAGCTTCATCGAACAGGCCGATCTCAGAACCTTTAACGTCGACGAGCAATGTACTCTTCAGACCACGGCCCTGCTTAGGTGATTCTAAAAGAACAGCCGATGTTTCTAGACCCAGCTGATTCGTTTTAAGTTTGTCACCTTTTTTTAACTCTATTGCTTTTATCATAGTGCTCCTATTGTTAGTTATCTTATGTAGATAAGATAGCTCTGCTGCGAAGTCAAGTTAAAAAAAAATTAAATTGCGCTGCGCTGTATTATTAAACCACGCATCAGGGAACCAAATGACAGAGCTGCTGGCTGCATGTGGGTTGATAGTAGTATTATTATTAAATAAAAAAATTAACTAAAGACGGGAGCGGGAATGGGAACGGGCGACCGACCGTCGCCCGTGAATTTTTATTTTAGCAAATTTTAAATCCGCCTGAGTGTTCAGCGAACTCTGCGAACTCTTGTACGTTCTCAACATAAAACGGATACTCGCCCGACCAATCTTTTTTATTATAGATTGCGTTCCATTTTTCGTAATCTTCTTTCGGGTAATCACGAGGAACAATGCCTGCTCCGTGTTTCTTTACCATTTCTTCATGGAACTTTTCAGATTCCGCATCTATCTTCTCATTGTGTTCACGTGCCTTTTTTAGCTTTTCCATGTGCTTTTCAGCATAGGTTTTTGTATGTCCAGTATCAATTAAATATTTTAATTGCTTGGCAATTTCTTTTGCGTCGGTATCTCTGACCTTGAAACCGCCGTTCTCGTGCCAACGGTCAATATCATCTTCCTCGACGCACCCAGTGAACTCGATTATATAATCTGCCAACGGTCGCCAATGCCACACGTTGTTTCGAAAATAATAACCTTTATTTTCTTCCTCGAACTTGTTCATCTGTTCGAAGTAATCGTCTCTTTCTTTTTCACTGGCAGTATCCCAGTTTATTAGTTTTGGTTTTTCCGATTTTAGTTTCGGATTTAAACCATACACGTCCATACCCATACATGCTCCTTATGTTGTTTATTTATTATCTTATATATATGAGATGTTTTTATAGTCAATAACTTTTTAGTTGTATTTAAAAAAATAATTCACAGTATCTTCAGCTTGACAACAGGAGCTTCGACGCTGGTGGCTACCTTCCTGATGGTGAACTCATCATTGATAAATCAGGATCACGGAAACGGGATACGGGAACGGGGCTACATCAACCAAATCAACAGAAACAGCAACACCAGCTGCCCAGTGGTAGTGAAGACCAACAAGGCAGCTAATATTATTAAAAACAAGAGCACGGGAACGGGAGCGGGACTATGCCGCTTTTCCTATTCGATCACCGAACAAATTACAAATATGGTAATCCAAGATATCCCACGAGATGCCTATGTTTGCATCATGGCCATCTAAACACGCATCAAGAACCTCACGGCATTCTGCCTTTGTAAGCTTAAGGCCACTAATTTCGGCTTGACGCTTCACATCATCAATGTTCCAAAGGATAGAGATATGATTATCATCCACCCAACCCCACACAAGATCTTTTTTCTTTTTCATTAAAATATCCCACTTTCTATATCAGCAACCGTTATCCGTGGATCCTGAGCCTGTTCAATTTTTTCTTTTAAGTTAGCGCTGTCCTCCGAAACACCTTCCAACGGGGCATCGTCAATATTATCATCCAGCCATCTGATCACGTAATCAAGAATTGCTTTATCTTTTTCTTTCGACATCATGCAGCCCTCCCTTCTGGATATATGGCTATGTCATAACTAAGCCACCCATTGGATTCGTCTACTCCGTAAAGAAACGCATCCATTTCCTTCTCAGTTTTAAACTCATAAGTTTTAGTCTGAGCATCCCCCCACGAAGTAACGCCCCACGTAATTTTTACTTTGTATTTTTTAGTCATTCTAGCTCCTTTTGTTTTTGTTTACGAATGGGGATACAGGTCAATCCCAGTTAGCCCCCACTCTCCCATGTAAATAAGATATGTAATTCATAATGTCAAGCGTTAAATAAAAAAAATTTTTCCACTGCGCCACAGCTTGTAGCGCAACGACCATCAGACTCTGGTGAGCTGCCAGCGTCCTGAGCCGTGATTCATTGTTCATGGATCATGGTTGAGAAACGGGAATGGGAAACGGGAATGGGAGTTTGAGAACGGTAGCCCAACGGACGCTAAACAGGAGCTAATTATTTAGAGGATGTCGAGCTACCTACCACGGATATAATCATCGTGGGATATGAAGTCAAGCATTATTTTTTTATTATTTTCGAACCAGCTTCCTGCTGCCTGGAAGGGAGGCCAGGATGGGTGATTATCTTATTCAGAACCGCGGGCCACGAAACGGGGTGCGGGAAATGGGAAACGGGAAACGTGGCGAACGGATCACGGTGCAAGCAAGAGTTGTAGTCGTAAAGTTTTGCGTCCCTCTGCCTGAGGTCGTAATTTAAGATAAATACTTTACCACCAGCAGAACCACGTTTTACAATCCACGCTTTTTGGTATTTAGTTAATGGAGTTTGCTTTCTCTTTTTTACCTTTAGCTCAAGCCAAAATTCAGTGCCTTGATAGCACCCATTCACATCAGGAATACCTAGTCCAATATTAGTTTCGATTCTTTGAAAGTGTACGTTTGGCAACGCTTTTTTTATTTTTTGATACAGCTTCGATTCTTCTTTTGGCATCGAATTTTCCGTTTACTAATTGCGTTTGTAGATAGGGTAAAAACCATTTGTTATCTCTAAACACTTGAGAAAGGGAATTAGAGATTGCGTTAACAATTAGTTCCTCGTTTTCTTCTTTGGAAAGTAGATTTCCTTGCGAATTAAGTCCGGTTTGATAGACACAAGCGTGAATGACTTCGTGCAAGAGGGTGTTTGCCTCTGATCTTGCATTTTGTTCTTTCTGGATATCGATCTTAGCGTTACTACTGTCATATTCACCTAAAATATTATCATCTTTTTTGTCTGCTGTCTCGAAGTTTATTACATTAATTATAATATCTTCGTAGCCAATTTTAATTTTTTTTTTCATTAATTCTAATCTCCACAGCACCCATAGACATGTTTAAGTGCTTATTGTGTACTCTGTTAAACTGTACCCAAAAATCTTCTTTAACTTGATTCTTTTTCATCCTCGATTTCGAGGACTTTTTCAAACGGTATCTCATCTTTAAGCTCATTGATTGTTTTGATTAATTCGTCTTTTGTCATTGCAGACAAGTCCTGGACTTTAATCTCTTTTCGATCAATGTAAAAGCCTGCTGCTTGACCTAGTCTAAACTCTGCATTGATTGCAGCAGCTAACTGGTTCTTGTCTTCGGCTTTTTTAGATAATGAATCTAATCTTTTTAAATGTCTAAGATAATCTTTATAGGTATTTGTTTTCATATCGCGCAATCTTTCGATATATGCAACAACATGAGGAAACTTATCTGGGTTTGTTAAGAGACTGCCCCACTTACCAGTTGTAGTCTCAGCATATCCAGCGTGACGGGCAGCTTCTTGTTTTGTGCAATCAGGGTAATTGGTAACATAGAATTCTGCAAACGCACGTTGCTTACCCGTTAACAATTCAGCTCCTTTTAGATTTGCTTTAACTTCTTGAACTAAATTTTCCATAGATTTTTAGTTATTATATAGATATCTCCATGTAAATAATACCACAAAGGTAAAAAAAGTTTTCTTGTCCAGTAGAGTAATAGTACATATATGTTTACAATATTGATTATTAATATTGTTTTAATTGAATATATTGAATTTAGTGTTCAGTGTACTTTCAGGGTAGTATGCTGAAAGAATAACTGTTGGTATATATATCTTATTTAATGTTTTCAGCTTGTCAGTGTACTTTTGAGTTTATTTTTGTGTAGTGACATGAAAAGGTCTAATGTATCTATATACATAGCTGAAATTTGTGTATTTACTTGGTTTTCGTTAGTCGGTGAGCTGAACGAATCAGCCCACCATAACTAACAAAAGGTAGGTGTGATATTTATATCACGGTCCGTGATCCGTGGTCAACCATACCTTACCCGTTGCTCACGGGTATACCCATACCGATCGGGTAACCTGTTGCAATAATGCAACTATTCTTCCTCGTCCTCATCCTCGTCATCTTCGTAATCATCTTCGTCATGATCACACTTAGAATCTTCGAGTTCAATTGCTTTATCTCGTAAAGTAATTAAATCCTCTTCAATTCTATCAATGATGTCTTGGATTGTTTCTTTTTTCTTTGCCATATTCTACCTCCCCGAAGGCCAGATATACAAAAAATTATATGGGATAAAGCCCCGTAAAGGCCTTAATTTTTGCGGTATATGCCTGAAAGCTGTCAGGCATATACAAATCACTAATATAGTGTTTATTTCTTAAATGATTTTACAACATCTTCTGCAAAATCAGTATAAAACTTCTGTACATTACCAAAGTAATTAGACCAGAACGTTTTTACTTCACTGTATGCAGGTATTTGAAATAGTTTTTCCATGTTTATCTCCTTGTTAGAATGTATATATGTTGCAGTGCAACATATTTCAATAGACACTCAAATCTTTTATTGAATTATTTTCTGCGACACTTTTGCAAATTCTCCAAAATTCATCAATTGGCAACTCTTGTTTCATACGATTAACGACCATGCAGCAGAATACAATATTACCATCCTCGTAAGGTTTAGTGTTATCGAATCTATCCACGGATATATTATAAAACATTTTTCCTACTCCTTTTTTAAATGTCATCTCGATTCCAGAATAAGGACAATTCATTCCAAACTTTTCGTATTGCTCTTTCCATATTTCGATAAATTCATTCATACTCAAGGTAATTTCATTTTTCTTTTCACGTCTAGTTTTGCATACTACCATTTGATACAAACGTCTCACAAATGTAATTGAATTCTTAGAATGAGCTTCATTAAGTTTATCGTCTTTACATTTTTTGCACCATGGATGAAGCCCATCTTTAGCTACTGCTTTAGCGTAAAATAAATTAGTTTCTTTTTTTTGTCGGCAACTCGTGCAAACTTTATAAAAAATCTCCTGTGCCGTCGTCAATGCTTCTTCGTTCATTGTATTTTTTTCGCCAGTTAATGTAATTGATTTGTTCTTTAGTGAAATAGATTTGCTCGTTGTCGACCATTTGGAGATATTTTTCTCTAACTGTTTCATCACTTAAATCCGCAAGATCGCAAATAATTTTAAAGTTTTCACTATCATTCACAAACCATAAATGAGATTGGTATTTGAACATAATTAACGAACGTTCCATTCCTGGATAAATAACATCCTCGAATGCTCGTTGAATAACTGCTCTCCAAAGCTTTGTTTCTGGTAGGGTTTCTTCTTCGTGATATTCTGTTTTTAGCTCCTGCATTATATTTCATTTAGACGAAGGTCGGCAGGGTATGGTAGCTCTTTAACGAGATCAAACCGACCTTCATCCAAATCACTTTACTACACGTAGGCCACGCATAGCCAAACGATCCTTATTGGTTCGTTTATAAACTTCATCAAGATAAGATTTGAATCCTAATGTACTATCACTAAAGCCAAAATTGGTACCACAATAGAGACCGAATAGTACGGACGATACTTTCCTATACTCTTCTCTCGTTGTGCGAGATGCGATAATCGCTAATGTTTTTCCAAATTCTGTCTTGTCCACAAGTTTTCATTTGTTGTGCCAGCAGATTATTAGAATTAAAGATGTAAAAATAATTATTACTTCAACCCAATGTAAACCAGCCAGCAGTTCAAGCATTGTCCGTGATTCGTGTTTCTTGAGTCGTTTTTCGTGAGTCTAGGTGTGATGTACACTTGGGGCAATTTATAAAGTTATTTGAATCTTTATACAAGAAAATAATTGAAGGGTAAGAACCTTGTTTTTTAACGTAGTTATTACCCTTACAAACTGTGCAATTACTTTGATTTTTGGCCATTTTTATGCTCCTTAATGATTTTTTCAAGATAGGCCTCTGTACTCATTTTCTTCAAACCTGCCCGTCTTTCTATCTCTTTATCTACTAATAAAGCTATAAACGCAGCAGGGTTACGATACTCCTTGTCGCAAAGAGCCAGTAATTTATCATAGCTAGATTTTCTAACCGCTACTGACTTCCAGTTTTTTGTGTCCATGTTTTTTCCTTTTTGTTTGTTAAATTTTATAGTCTCTTATTTCTGCCCAACGTTCGTCTGCTGTAAGTTCGTTTCGTAATTTCCAAAATATTCTTAATCGTTCTTTTAATGATGGATAACTCTTACCGTCTGGATGATTATCCATATAATATTTTTTAGAAGTATATAAGAAAAAGTTATATATTATTCTTTTAATGTATTTCATTTTTTTCCTTCCGTTATTAATATGTTATAATAAATACTGTTAACAATAACCAAAAGACTATTAATAACAATAAACAAAAATTTAATGATGTTTTTTTAAAATTCATCTAATTATACCATTTAAAAATTTGAATTATAATAACTACTATTACAACTATGATAATTGCTTGAGTAAATGCATCCATTATTTTCTCCTTTTTTTTCTTAAATCACCAAACGCATTATAAATTTCATGATATCTTTTTAATGCTTTTGGTAACCAACTAGGTTGTTTTTTCTTTTTCATATTAGTGTCTAAACTTTCTGATATCTAAAATTGCTTGTTCTGGAGTATAATTATATTTTTGTCCCATAGCAATAAAAAAATTTAAAACTCTCTTCTCAGCCTCTTTTTCATTTTTAGGTTTCGCTCCACTACAATAAATATGTTCTGCAATTAAACTGTTGAGATCATACTTTTTTGAAAGCATGACAATCCATTTATACATAGGATGATTTTTATCTATCAATAATTTTTTCATAATAGACTCCATAATGCAAAACAAGTTACTAATAAACTAAATCTTGGCAACAACGCATAAAACAAAATAAAAATTCCTAATAAAAATAGTATCATTTGATTCCTTGATATTGTTTAATTATATGGTCTGCAATGTCAGCGTTAATTAGATTATATCCTGTATCATCTAATTGTAATTTTAAGTTACAGAGTTTTTCTTTACATGCCTTATAGAACACATCGTTAACTGTATCGTTTTTAGGCACCGCTTTTGCTATATCTTGAACTTCTTTTAAATATTCAAACCAATCTTTAGCCATTACTGCATTCTCCAGGAGTTAATTGTTTTATTTACTTGATCTAATAAAGTAGTAAATTTTTCAATAGTTGCATCTAATGTCATTGAAACCTTTCTATGATTAACAAACATTGAAATTGTTTTTTCTTTGCTGCAATACTCCACAGAAAAAGACTCAATATTAAGGGGATTCAGTTTAAATGATTCGTCTGATTCTAGTTTTATTTCTGTAATTACATTCATATCCCATGAATATATGAATTAAAAAGACAAAGTCAAGCTAAAATAAATGTTTATTTTTAATGGTTATTGACAAATTATCCCATAAAATCTAATAATACCCTATGAAGTTATATCGTTTTATTGCACGTTATGCAGGGCAACGTATAATAATAGACGTTAAAGCACAAAACGATGATGAAGCGAAGATTAATTTCATAAATGGGTTAAAAGAAGGCGGAGGAACGTGGAGGAAAGAAATAACATATTCTCCTTCCAAAGTTTTCATAACTTATGAGGAAACAAATGATGATAGAAACGTCACAGTCTCTGTTACTGAAAAAGATCAGCTTGGAATCCAAGTGGAACCAGTTGTATCTAGATAACGGTTGTGAGACACCAGACATGAAGTGGATAGATCTTGAATTAAAAAAAACAAGGTTAGCAATGAGAGATCTAGCCAACGTCGTTGCAAGACAAGAATTATTAAGAGAGTATTCAGATATTTCTAGTTAAGGCAACAAAAAAAATAGAATAGGTAAAATTCTACAGGATACCCTCGTCTTTTAAATCAAAATTTACTTTTGTAAATAAAACTCTACCATTAATGTGTTGTCTAGATTTTTCTAAACATAAAGGACAAAAAAAAATATTTTCTTCTTTTGTCTTTCTAAAATGTACAGGAGTTGCACAGTGAGGGCAAACACCTAAATTGACTTGTACTTCGTCTAAATCCATTATGCATCCCCCCAGTCCTTTCCAATCGCTACATCTACTTTAGATGGAACTACTAGCTCTGAAATAGAACTTTCCATTATTTTTTTAATTTGTTCCGAATCTTTACTTTCTCTAACACTAAAGCATAATTCGTCATGTATTTGCAACATAGGTAAAAACCCAGCATTATTGCAGTCAATCATAGCTTGTTTAACTTGATCAGCAGCTGAACCTTGGATTAATCTGTTCAAAGCCTTAAAAGTACCTGATCTTCTAATATTATTAACACCATATTTTTGAACTGCATCATCGTAAGTTGTCGATTTATTTAATCCCCAACTAGCCACTTCCCATTTATCAAATCTACAACGTCTACCTCTAATGGTTCTTATTGACCCATTTGTCTCTGCTGATTCTTGGCACTTTGATGCTAATTGTTTTACGAAAGGAACTTTCTTATTGTATGCGTCCAAAAGTTTTTTTGCTTCTTCTTCTCCAATTCCAAGTTGTGCGGATAATTTTTTGGCGCCCATTCCATAAAAAAGTCCCAAGTTAATAGTCTTCGCTTGTCCTCTAGGTATGCCCGCCATATCTGCAACTGTTTGGTGGAAATCTGCGTCGTCTTTCTCATAAGCTTTAATTAATTGTTCTGATCCTTTAAATCCGACTGTATAAGCATAATGCGCCACAAGTCGTGGCTCCTGTTGCGAATAATCGAATGAGCCCCATAATAAGTCATTATCAGGTTTAAATATAGATCTAATTTTAGGTCCAAATTCTTTATTTTTTGCAGGAACTTGTTGTAAATTAGGATTTGACATGGATAATCTACCAGAAACTGTTCCTCCCGAATCAGATCTTAATTGGTTAATTTCCGCATGAATTCTACCCTTATGTTGATATTTAATAATTGAATCAATAAATGTTGATGTAAATTTGTTTATTTCTCTAGCTTCTCTAAGATACTTAGCTATTGGAGCGGAACAATTTAAAAGCCAATTAGCTGTAAAGCTAGGTTCTTTTGTCTTCTCTGTTCTAGGGTAGTCTATCTTTAGTTTATCAAAAGCTTTAGCTATACTTCTTGCCTCCCAAATCTCTACATTTAAACCACATTCTTTATTTAATTGATGTAATAAGGTTTTTTCTTTTTCTAAAAATTCAAGTTTTAATTTTTCAGCTTGTGTAACATTTACTCTGATACCCTTTGCTCTCATTGCGATTAATATTGGAGTAAGTTTTGTTTCTAAGTCAAAAATTGTTTGTAATGAATTGTCATAGATTTTAAATTTTAAATACTGCCAAAGTTTTAAAGTTAATGATGCATCTTGCTCTGCATAAAACCCTACATACTGAGCAGGTAACTTATAAAGCTCCTGTTTAGCGTCCAGTCCCCAGTCGGCTGCTGCTTCTTTTAGCTCTTGTTCAGACTTTGTTTCGCCTAACCAATCGAAGCCGAGAGAATTTAGTGAATAGGAAAATCTATTTTCATCTACAATAGCTGCAGCAATCATAGTATCAATTATTCTTCCATTTTTAATATTTACTCCGTGAGCCCTTAACCAACCCACATCGTACGATGAATTGTGAAATATTTTATCTCCAGGACCACTTACAATGTCTTGTACCCAGTCCATCACCATTTTATAATCCATGTTAGAACCAACCTCATGACCAATAGGGTAATAACCAACAAACCCTTCAGTAGCTACACCAACACCTACAATATTACCGTCCATAGTAGGCCAACCCGGTCCTTTTTCTTTTATGTTTGGATCTTTAGTTTCTAAATCTATTGCTATTTCTTTTGCATTTTTTAAATCAGGGAAGTGTGTTGGAGGAGTCCAGTCTGATTCTTTGAATATAAAATTTATTTGATGACTCATATTATTCTTCTGTTGTAAAATTAAAGTTAGCGGATACAGAGATTCTTTCACAGTCCGATTTAAATGGAAAAACAAAGTGTTCTAAGGTAGCAGGAAATATAAAAAAATCTCCTTTTTCTGGAAAACAATTTACGTTACTAATATTATATTTTGCATCTGAAATTTTAGATCTAAATGAAACTGCTCCAGGGCCTCCGTTTTTTGAACCCCTTCCCATAAATTCTTTGTTTTCTTCGATTAATTTTTTTGGGATATTTAAATATATAACACATGAAAAATCACACTCTGTATGTGTATGTGGTGGATTAAATTCACCTGGCTTCATAAAATTGACCCAAGAAGAATTTGTTTCGATTAATTTAATTTTAGTCCCATACCACTGTGTAAAATATTGTATATAGTCGTTAAAGTATGGTGTTAGTATGTTGTTTAATTCATTTGTATTTATAGTATATTCTTCTTTGATATGACCCGCTAAATTTTTTCGGTAATCTTTGTCTTTTTCTTTAACACATAATAATAAAATTTTATTAATATCATTATCATTTATTTTAGTTTGAAATAATAAGGGACCCCAATAATAAAATTTACTCATTTTTTATTATCGCCTAAATTTACAAATCCAAAATTAAATGCAATACTTATTTTGTCTTTGTCATTTAAATGTGCTTCATATCCATGTACTGTATGTGATCTAAATAGTATCATTCTTCCAGGTAAGCAATTATAATTAAATGCACTAAAACTTAATTCATTGCAATTTTCTGGATGTTGAGGAGTATAATAATCTTGGTATAAGTTTTTAAATTTTAAAACTGCAGTTTCAGGTGCATCCACGTAAAAAACTCCACTGATTAATGCATTTCCAGAAGTAGCATGAGTGTGAAAAAAATGGTAATCATATTTTTTAATTAAATTTACCCAAATATGTTGTATACCAAAATTAACTATTTCTTTATCAGAAAATCCTAATCCTTTACAATAATTAACACAGTTATTATTTATTTCTACAATTAAATTTTTAAATGCAATATCATTAAAGATATTATTTGAATTAAAAAAAGTATTATTAGTTAATTTAGATTCAGAAAAAGATCTCGTAGCTTTATTTTTTTCAAAAAAGTTTAATATATTTGTTTTGTATAATTCTAATTCACCTAATAAAATATTATCTTTTATAAAAATAGGAGTTGGAAAAATTAAATGTATATTATTCATTTATAATCTCTTTCTAAAACCATTTCTAAATAGTGTATTGCTTTAAGTATATCTTCTTTCTTACCTTTTAATTTATGTCTACAAATATATTTAATTGCATTACCTTCAGCGAAGGGTAAATTGTTTTTGTTAATAAATTGAGAAGGCTGTATTTTCATTGATCGATAATGTTGGCCCCCTATCTGCTTAAAAAATGCTTTATTTGTCATAAATGTAAGTTATTTTTGGTTTAAATTTTTTATTATATTTGTCTCTAATGATTCGCAATCTTTTACACATTAATTGTAATATTTTCAAACGTTTTTTTAATCTTAATAATTCTTTTTTCATAACTTTAATTATCTAATATTTCTTGTAATTTCATTTAACATTCTACAAAGTGGAAATGTATATTGATGGTTGCTTCTCAATATATGTAAGTTTTGTTTAGCCCTAGTAACTCCTACATACCATACTCTATATTCAGAGCAACGATCTTTTCCTATTTTATTTTCCAAATGAGCAGGCCAATTGGATTTTTCGTAAATTACCACGTCATTGGCCTCTCCGCCTTTAATTGAATGAATGGTGTCTATTACAATTTCAGAATCTAGGTCAGGATTAACATCTGTCTCAATTAGTTTGTTAAAATAATATTTATCTTGTTCAGAAAAATTTCTATTAAAAACATTAGTCCAATCATCTTTAGGAACTCTAAGACCAGCTTCTGTTACTAAAAAATTATAGTCAAATAATAAATTGTTGTTTATGGCCATCCACTTTTTACTGTCTAAACTTCTCCAGCCATAAGCTATTTCATTAATGTAAGTATAAAGAATCTGACACTGTTCTTTATTAATTTTATTACCACGCATTAACTGATTCCAAAGCTTAATTGCTCTCCACTTGTGTATATCAAAAGACTTTGATCCTTTTGCACTTTGAAAAAATAAACCTATGGTTTTTGCCTCTAATTTAAGTTCGTCTACAATTTCATTTGTCCGACCTAATATCATCCAACTATCGGATGCACTAAAATTAATATCCTTAAGTCTTTGATATGTAATGATGTTACCTAAATTTGTTCTAGGCACGAAGTCTTTTCTTTTTCTGCCTTTAATATATGTTGCAATATATTGAGAAAAATCATGTATTGTTTTTGGTATTCTGAAAGATGTTTTTAAAATAAAATCTTTACCAGGAAATTCATTAAAATATTCTACTTCAGCCCCATTCCATTCATAGATCGCCTGATCATCATCTCCAGCAATATAGACTCTACTTGAGTTATTGGCTAACTTATATACTAGTTTCCATTGCAAAGGAGTTAGGTCCTGAGCCTCGTCTACTATTAAAACTTTTAATTTTGGCGCGGCAGCATTCTCAATGTAATGTTCAATCATATCAGTAAAATCTACTCTATGATCTTGTTTATATTCATCGTAAGCTTCGATAATTAATTTAAATTTTTCGTAAACAACTCTTTTAATTTTTTCTTCTTTATACTGATCATCTGGATGAATTAATCTATTCCTTGCTTTATCATATACTCGTAAAGACCAATCATTCCAAACAAGATGACCATTGTAATTTTCGAATCTAACTTTAGGCAAACCTAGAGTTTGGGCAAACTCTACCATGTCTATATCTGGATCAATAACTGGAATTTGTTTATAATTCTGTCTACAAAAACTATGTATTGTTCTAAAGTTTCTTAAATCATCATCGGTGCAGCCTACAAACTTTTTAAATGCTCTGTATCTTGCTTCATTAACTGCCTTGTTTGTAAAGGATAAGTAGGCCATGTCTCTAGGTTTAATACCTCTTGTTATTAATTTCTCCACTCTTTCTAAAAGAGTTGTTGTCTTTCCTGTACCCGGAGGACCGTATATTTTAATGGTGCGGTTCTTCAAACGGTGCTTTTTCTCTTTTGAATAAGACATTTGACCTTTCAATTATTGGTTCTTCTGGTTTTTTACAATACCAAATATTTTTAATTTTTAATTTATCATAATATTCTTTTTTAATTGAACCATTCTTTTTGAGTGTATTGATGATTTCAAATTTTTTAATGGCTTTATTATTTTTTCGTATGAATCTTTCAAAGGTTTTATACTTAAACACAACATTACTATCGTGTAAGAACCACATATCCGCTTCTACTTGTGATGCATTGTCTGCTTGTTGTGTCTCTTGTGTAAATTGTATCATTAAATCTGCAAATTCTTCTTGTGCTTCCTTATCTTCATCATAACCCTCAATGTCTTGCTGCATTGTTTTTAATTGATTTAAAAATACTCTAAACTCTTTATCTTTTAGTTTTTGCCAAACCATATCAGCTTGATCAAATAATGCCTCAGCAAAGAGTTGCTGTTGATTACACTGCTTACCATTTAATTCTATAGTTTTTTTATCTATTGTTAAAAAGTAAATTGGTGGATTTGTTCTTAATCTTTGAAAGGAATCTACCTTTGGCATATATGCTGAGCTATCAATACCGTATAATAATGTTCTGCATAGACCAGCATTACAATGATCTTTCATAGGTTTATCAGTACATTTGTATCCATAATCTTTTTTCTCATAGCTTTTAATTACAGCTTGTACTTCGTGTGCAGGTAATTGCTCATAAAATTGATCGTTACGATCCCAAACTTCTTTTTGCCATCCATCTGGATTTTTCTTTTTTGCAAGAGTTGCAAAAGCAGTTAGTGCATTATTTCTAAATCCACCTTCGCATCCATTTCTTATTACAGCTTGTAAGCACGGAGGGTACTGTTCAAAATCTTTTTCTTCAATTAAACTATCGTCTACTTTTATTGCAAAAAATTGTTCTTTGGTTAATCTAAACTTATCAATAAAACTGTACCAATCAATTAATGGTATACCAATTCCGTTATCATATAATGCATAACGAGTTGTTCTTGCAGCCTTTTGATAAGGAATATTTAACCAGTTACCTAAATCATTCTTATGAACCATAATCTGTCTTTGCTTAGGAAATATTTCGCAGCTTGATAATCCGAGATCCGTGGACAACAAACTAAGTTTGTCGATCATATCAGAAGCTTGCACTGGTTCTTTTGTGTGTAAAAATAAATGTACCCCACCTGACTTTGATCTGTAAGGAACAAGTGGATACTTTTTCTTTCTGATGTTTTCTATTAAATTCTTTACGTTTAAATCGTACTTATCTACGTCTATACATCCCCAAATGCACGTATTATCTTGTCGAATAGGTATAACACCTAAATTAATTTCACCGTTTAGATGTCTTTGAAATAGTTCTTGAGTGAGAGGAGCACGCTTAGTTACAGCGCGCCCCTTCTCTTTACCTGTCTTTTGATCTTTATCGCCTTCAAGATAATATTCCCCGTAGGCAATATCTAAGCCTTGAAAGATTTCGATAAATTTTTCCACCATTAGAAAGGAGTTGATTCAGATTTTGTACTTGGTTGATTTTCAGTTGCTACTGGCATATCGTCTTCGTAACTTACGGACACACCTTTGCGACAAGCTTCATACAAATCAACAGCAGATTTAAATGCACTTTGATTTGATACCTGTCCAACATGATTAATAGCCCATCCCGTCCATTGACCTTTACCGTTTGATTCTTGAACAGTTGTAAGTTTATAGACTTGACTAAATGATGGTTGAGATACCAAATCACCTTTTGTGTTTTTAACTTTTGGTAAAGCTCTCATCATAGAGTTCCACTTTCGAGATTTTTTAGCTTGAGTTCTACTCATAGTTATTAATCCTGTAGTGTTTGGACTTTGATCTTCGTTTAATAATAAAACGAAGTGAGAAGCTGTTCCTTCAAGATAATTACCATTTGGTAGTCTATCTCTATTTTGAGCATCTCTTTTTGTTTGAGATACAATATCTGAATCAGCAGAGTAGATTTTAACAGGAGCATTTATACCTCCGGTTCCTCTCTCTTTCCATTCAATATATTCAAACTTATAATAACAAGGAACGACTAATATACCTGCTGTACCATCATACAGTTTTTTTGTAACAGAATTACAAATCATTCCTGTTTGCGCACCTTCGATATGTTTTTCGTGCCCTGGTCTTCTTTCATAAGATGCATCGCTAATTAATTTGATAAACGGCATAGCCATTTGATTAGCTGTGACGTTCTCAAGTCCTGCATCACCGTACTGATCAATTATAGAAGCTACACTAAATGTAGGTTTTTCTATAACTGCAGTTTTTTCTTTTTTTACTTGTGTTTGCATTTTAGTCCTTAGTGGTTAGTTTAGTTTTGCTAGAAATATGCACTCCGAATAAATCATCAGGAACGTCCATACCTTTTTCAGTTTGTTCTTTTACAAACGTGGATAAGGTCATATGATGAACATGTTCCTTTTGTATTGGAGTTGTGCCTTTAGATTTAAGAAGTTCTAGCACTTCTCTTGCCTTATCGTCTTGACCCATACTAAACTCAACAGAAATATCGTGTTTAATGATATCTCCGTAGCCATTTTTCCTCAGCCAATCAAATGCCTTAAGTTGATTCGCTTTGGTAATATAAGCTTTATATGTTGGAACTGCTTCAACCATAGTCCCATCAGATAGTTTAATCATTGATATATCCATCTCAGCCATTAAATTAGGAATTAGCTCAGATGATATAAGGGTCTGTTTTTCGATAAGCCTCTTTACTTCAGCTTCTTTTTCTTCAATATCATTTTGTGTTTTTCTTAAATCTTGGCACAATTTTGATATTGTCTGCATTTTATCTTGATCCACACTTTGTAGTGCATCAAGAGTATTTGTTGCTACCATTTTTTCTCCTTGACGTCTTATTAAACTAATATAAATACATGTCAAACAAAATTTTGTGGTAGCGAAATATATTTTTAAAACTGAACCCTTTGCACACCAACGTAAAGCTTTAGAGCTTTCTTGGGATAAGGAGAGCTATGCTTTCTTTATGGAAATGGGTACAGGTAAAACTAAAGTTCTGTTAGATAATGTTGGCGTTTTGTATACATTAAATAATATTAACGCTGCGCTAATTATAGCAACTAAATCTGTATACACGGTATGGTTTAATGATGAAATACCTAAACATTTAAATGTTCCTTATGAAACATATTTATGGAAACCAACAAAAGAAAAAACTTGCAAAGAATTTATTCTAAAACAAAGTGACAAACTTAAATTATTTGTTATGAACATTGAAGCCTTATCTACAATTAAAGGCTATCAATATGCAGTACAATTTTTAATGAAGCACAATGCTTTAATAGCAGTAGACGAATCATCTACTGTTAAAAACTATAGAGCTAAACGAACTAAAAATCTTTTAAAATTAAGAAAAATTTCTAAGTATCGAAGAATTCTAACAGGTTCACCGGTAACCAAAAGTCCTGTAGACTTATATACTCAATGCGATTTTTTAGATCCTAAACACTTAGGATTCAATTCATTTGTAGCTTTTAAAAATAGATATTGTGTATTTGATATTGTTCACATTACAGGAGATAGACAAATTGCTGTGCCAGTAGGATTTAAAAATCTTGAAGAACTAGAACAAAAATTAAAAACATTTTCTTATAGAGTTAAGAAAGAAGATTGTTTAGACTTACCTGCTAAAGTCTATACTAAACGTGTTGTACAATTATCCGATGAACAAAGAAAAGTTTATAATGAAATAAGAGATGAAGCCATAGCAAACTTAGACGGAGATAGAATGACTGTTAATAATGTATTAACTGAAATTATTAGACTTCATCAAATTACAGCGGGTTTCTTTTCTGGAGAATCTGGTCAAATACAAAAGTTAAGTAATAATAAATTAGATGCATTGTTAGAAATTATAGAGGACACTGATGAAAAAATTATCATCTGGGCAAACTGGGTTTACAATATTGAAGAGATAACTAACAAACTTGTCGACATTTATGGTCCGTCGTCCGTTGTTAATTTTTACGGTGCAGTTAACTCTGAAAAAAGAAGCAAGGCTATTGATTTATTCATGAATGATCCTAACTGTAGGTTTTTTGTCGCCAATCCATCTACTGGAGGATTTGGTCTAACATTAACATCGGCTACATTAGTTATTTACTATTCAAATAGTTTTAATGCCGAACACAGAATGCAATCTGAAGAAAGAGCTCATCGAATTGGTCAGACTAAAAAAGTAACTTATATTGATTTAATAACCGAAGATAGTGTTGATGAAAAAATTGTAACGTCTTTAAAAAATAAATTTAAATTGTCGGCTGCGACTCTGGGAGAGGTTGTTCGGACTTGGCTATAGCTTTATAGTCTTCAAATTTCTTCCACCATCTGTCTTTCCACATTTTCATTTGATCTCCAAATATTTCAAACGATTGAAATTGTAAGTCTCTTGAACACATTAAAACTACTCCACCCTCTATTTCACCGTAATGTTTACCGTGTGCCTCAGCATAAGCAGCTAATTGTAAAAAATAATCTTCAATCCATTCAATTCTTTTTGGTTTATTAGTTTGTTTAAAATCAATGATAGCTGGTTTGTCTTTATAGATACCTATTAAATCTGTTGTTCCTGCATACAGATCTTCGTATCTTAAATTAGTTTCAGATCCCCATGCCTCTTTAACATTTTTTAATCCTTCTTTAATGATCATATTGGCCATGTCTTTTGCTTTTTGTCCCTCAGGAGTCATGGATATGTAATTAGTGCCTTCAATATATTTTTCTAAATATTTATGCATCTCAGTTCCAACTTTAGATGCTTCTTGTTTGATTCTTTCTGCCTCTTCGTTTCCAACTCTTTTTATCCATTTATCAAGATTAGTTCTGTCTTTTGTTTTAGACAATATAGTTGTGACTGAAGGTATCTTTGTTCCATTAACGACGTATGTTCTACCACTCTCTTGAGTGTCTCTGTCGTATTTTAAATAATCGTATTTTTTAATTAACACACTTACTTATTACTTTATTACAGCCGTAAGTAAAGTAACAATTATACTACCCATAGCTGCAATGACTATGCCTGCAGATACCATGATTACTCTTTCTAATCTAACGATTCTTTCGTGCAATTGATCAATTTTTTTAAACGTTTCTCTTTGCATTATTCTGCAAAGCTTTTCATGTTCCTCAATTCTAGTTAAAGCTGTCTTGCCGTTTTTATACATTTTCTCTCCCTTGAGCTGCTAATATTCCTAAAGTATCAGTTGGAAAAGCTGCGGCAAATCTTTGTGCGTTTACTGGTTGTTGTTGAGCTAAAGGCACAATACCTGGTAATCTTGGTAATGCAGCTTGTAGTGGTCCTGGAGGAGCTTGTCTTGTTGCTTCTCTCATCATTTGTTCTTCCTCATCATTTCTTGGTGCTCCACCAATTGGTCTAAACAAATCATCTATTTCTGGAGGAGGTAGAACTTTACCTAACATATTGTCAGGAACGGAAGCGAATAATCTTTCTTTTTGTTTTGGATCTATATGCAGTCCTTTTAAATCGTCCGGAATATATCTATCGTTAGTTAATTTTTCTAATAATTCTTTTGTTGATATATTTTTACTACCAAATTTTCTAGGATCATTTGGATAATCATTTGATAAAACGTTTAATATTTTTACAATTGATCTGCGCATTGCTGCTTCTCCTAGTACTTTATCTCCTGTTTCAGCGGCTTCTAAATAAGTTTTAAACGAACTATTTATTGCTTTTAATCTTTCAGGACTTACAAAGAATTTATTCGTATAAAAACCTAAAGCTAATAATGGAATTACTCCTAGGGCGTCCATACCATACATACCTCCCAATAAACCTACAGATCCGCCTGTAAGTATTAATCTTCTTGCTAAGAAGGTAGAACTTGATGGCACTTCAATTTTATTTAAAGCAGAAATATAACCTATTAAATCTTCTACTTCTTTAACCATTTTCTTACCTTGTTCAGGTCCTAAAATCATTTCAAATTTTTTAGCGTATTCACCAGAAGGTAAAACTAATTTTCTAAATGTGTCTGGATCAAATTGAACATTGCCTCTAATATATTGAGAAATACTTTCTCCTTTTGGTAACTTCATATCAGAAATCATTTGTGCTGGTAATCTTGCTTCTTGATAAGTTCTTTCTCTGCCAATCAAATCTTGAATAAAATTTTCTTCACTTGATGCTTTTACAAAAGATTTTTGATATGCGTCAGACAAGTAAGCAGCGTGTAATCTTTTTAAAGTAGCATTACCATCGGGTGTACCTTTAGCAACAAACGTGTAGTCACCTGTTTTTGGATTTATTTTATAAACATCAGCTTGTACTAATTTTTGTAAATCAGTCACAGCATCAAAGCTTTGTTTATTTGCAGAAGACATAAAAATATTGTCAGCAACTGTTTTTGCAAGTTGATCTGCATTTTTATTTCCTGATTCAAAAAAACCAGCTATTTGTTTATCTGTAAATAAATTCTTACCAAAATTAGTTCTTATTTTATCTGCTAAAGGTGATTCAAAAGAAATAATGTTTTCTGAATAAAATTTATTAGCTTCATCTAATTGGCTTTTTAACCTCAATACAGCTTCTTGATTTAATTTTTGACCACCAGCACCAGAAATGGCTCCTACTGTAGTTTTTACTGGTTGCGTAGCATCTATTACTTGATCTGCAATGGCTTTATTAGGTGGCGTGTATTTTAAAAAAACTTCAGATGTAGGATCTAAGCTTATACTTGCAAAGTCTTTTTCCATTCTTGTTGTCAATTCTCTATATACATTAATTAATTCTAAGTTATTCGGAGATCTGGCTACAGCATTATTTAATAGTCTTCTCATGTCTAAATATTCATTTGGAGAAATTAATCTATTAGCTTTTAATAAATTTTCATAGGAATTCATAAATCTACCAATTGGAGTCTGCAATAATTCATTGTCCATTGTTAATTTAAATTCGACAGGAGAATTGTCACTTGCCTTAATATAATTATAAAATTGTCTTTGATGATTCATTGGTATAATCATTGGATCTCCAAATTGATTAGACATTTGTCTAAACAATGTGTAACGAACATCTGCCATGTTTCTAAAATTTTGATAATTTTTTTGCATTTGTCCAGCTACATTGTCCGATACAGACGCAAGTTGAGCTAAGTGCATGTTAGGTTGAAAGTTAAATATATCTTCAAATTTTTGTGCAAAAGCTGCAACTCTTTTTTGTTTAGCCTGTTCTACTGCTAAACCTACAAAAGGAATTTGTCCAAATACTTTATTAAAACCAGTTAAAATTCTACCACCAATTGTATTAGGATCTGCTGCTTCAAAAGCAGATGCCTCTAATCCATTAGTTTCTGCTAATTGTTTTATTTTTTTTGCATAATCACCCTCAAGTCCTAAAAACTGTCTTGTTAATTTTCCTGCACCAAAAGCAATAGGGGCTAATAATTCTGCTCCAGCACTCCAAGCTAAACCAGTTGCTAAATCATCTGCTGCTTGAAGAAATGGATTAGCACTAGTGTCTTTACCTTTGTAACCTGTTGTCTCTATTCCTTCTTTTGCTCTAATTATCTCATCTGCTATATCGTAAGCTTGTCCTCCAGCAGTATATCCTAAGGTCCCTGCAACTACTGGTCTAAGAATAGCTCCTATTGGTTTACTAGGATCCAATCCTCCAATTCTATCAATGTTCATTAAAGCATTTGAAAATTGATTATTAGAAGTTTTAGTAAATGCTTCTGGTTTTAATTTAGATATTAGTGAAGCATATTTAGTTGGATTTGCAACAATCTTTGCAAGTCTTGTTCTATCCATTAAAAGCTGAGCTCCAAAAGCTCCGATATCAAAAACAGCTTGTACTGTGTCTCTGTTTAAAATATCTCCAGTTTTAGCACGTATAGGATCATACTCTGCGGTTTTTTGTTGAGCTAATTCATTTGCTACTCTTGTTTGATCTCCCAATATATCTTTTATAGGTCTTGTCTGAAGTTCACCTTTTTTTTGTAAACCATCCAATATAGATAATCTTTCACCATCTAATTTACGCAAATCAATTTGATTTGTATTTAAAAGTTCTTGTATTTCTTCTAATGTCATTTTAATAAAGCTCCATCTATTGCATCTCTTGAAAATATTTTACTAAAGTTATTTTGATTGCTCTTAGTAGTATCTTCAATAATTTTTTGTGTAATGTTTTGAATACCAAACTTTCGATCGTAATCTGCGTCAACTCCGCTTAAATCTAATCCTAAACGTGTTGCTTGTTGTTTTGTATTTTTTAATCCAGATTCAAATTGTTGATTTAAAACCTGATAAGATGAAAGTATTTCTTTAGGAGACCTGTTAACAAAGGGAACATAAGTTATTAAATCACCTAATTGTTTCTCAGCTGCTTTAACGTCTGAAACGGCTAATCGATCTTTGTCTTTTAAGGATTGTGCTAATGAATATGTTGCAATCAACCCATAAGTTTTTAATAAAGCTTGATTTCTAAGAGTTTCATTGTCTGATTGTAATAAAGGAATGTTTTTTTGAATTTCTCCAAAAATATTTTCATTCACATACTTTAATCCTGCTGCTGCTTCTTCAGAATTTAAAGCAGATTTTGTTGAATCTATAGCAGTTGGTAAATCATTTTTTAATTCGCCTACCATATTTTGTATTGCTTCAACATAATCTTTGCCCCCATAAATTTGTTTCGTTTGATCCATTGCTCTTCCTAATAATAGATTCCAACCTCCGGTAAAACCTAATAGATTTGGATTTTGTGCACCTATTTCTAAAACAGATTTTGTTACTTTTGCTCCTAAAGCCTGTGATTTATATTGTGAAAGAAACTTATCTTTTAATTTTAAATCTTCTTCTTTTGCTAAAAGTGATTTTATTTTTGAAGGATCTATTGAATACTGTATTGGTTGTCCTTTAATATTATCGTATGCAATATATCTACCCTCCTCTGTCGGACTTAAAAAAACTATTTTATCTTCGCCAGTTACTGCATCCGTAATAATTCCTCTATATTTAGGTTCTTCAATTTTAATTTTTTCTCTTTTGCCCATTGTAGTGATTAAAGCCTTAGTTAAATCTAATTCATCTTTTTGTCTTTCTCTGTCTAATGCTATAGCCATTGGAATTACTTTCTGACCAGCTTGTCCTAATACATCTAAAAAACCACCAAAGCCTGGTTTATCGGTTCTTCCAGACACTAAATTAGCTGCAAGCTGAAGTAATAATAAGTTACCTGCTTTATCATAACCCTCTTCACCCATTATATCTTTAACTAAATCTTTAACTTCTTTTAATTGACCTAATCGACCTTCTCTTGCTGCTTGTTGTTCTAAATTACGAACAGCCGCATCAGCATTTTTTAAAGTGTTTTTTTGTGCATCAACTCCGGCTTGAACTGGATTTTCACCAAAAGGTCTTCCAGTAACCGTTGGTGGTTGTACGTTTTGAACGTTTCTATCGTATTGACCTACATCACCCATAGCTTCTCTTTCTAAATCTGCTTTTCGACGTAACTCTAAATCAGAACCTGGTATTGCAGGTCCTGTTTCTGATGCAATAAATGCTTCTGCTTTTTTCTCTCTTGCACCTCTTCCTAATTGATAAATTAAATCATCTCTTTTTTGCTTTAACTCACCTCTTTCACTTGTTAGATAATCTAATCCACCAGCCCCAGCAATTAAACTTGCTATTCCAAAAGGACTTCGCAAACTAGCAAGTGTCCGTGGTCCGACAGCCTTAAGAGATTGTGTAAATCCTTCTTTTGTCAAAGGTGATTTAGGTATTTCAAATAGTTTTCCTTGTTGTGCTTTTTGAACTACTAGTTTTCTTCTGTGAATAGGAACCATGGTCCGTGCTCCTATGATTTAGGGTTAAAGACTGAATAAGCTGCAATACCTGTTCCAACCGCTTGACCAAGAGGAGATGTTTGTGGTGCAAAACCTTGTGATACAGTTTGTTGAGAAGAAGGTACGCCCCTTTGAATGTCTGATAGAAAAGATAATCTTTGATATGGATCTGTTGCTGCTTGAACGTCTGTTTGTCTCTGTGCTTCTAGAGTGGCTTGTTCTACTGCTCTTTGTGTTCCACCTGTTGCCATTAAATTTTGTATGTCTTGAGTTTGTGCTTGACCGAGTAATTGTCCAGCTTGTAATCCTGTTTGTGCTTGTAATGCCTGATTAGCTTGAAATCCTTGTAACGCTTGTCCAAATCCAGCAAATTGTGCCTCACCAATTTTACCAAGTCGTGCTCTCTCAAATTCACCAGCAGCAATTGCTTGTCGACCACCACCAAAAGCTCCTTCTGCAACTGATTTAGCTTGTAATTGATTTTGTGCTTGTTGTGATTGTCTATTAATTTCATCAAGTACAAATTGATTATATGGATTTAAAAATCTTTGAAACTGAGCAGAAGATGGATCTAACGACGCTGCTTGTTGTGCCCCTTGAATAGATGAAATTCCCGCTCCAGTTTGTTGGGCTAATGCTCCAGCTCCTCTTTCGGCTTGAGATAATTGAGCTACTTGAAATGCAGGTAATCCTATAGGTTGACTTGCAGTCATTGCAGCTTGATCCATTAAACCTAATCTTCTAGCTTCTATTTCTGGTGCTTCTCTTATTGTTTGAACATTTGTAGTGTTTGCTGGTTGACTACCTCCACCACCACCACCTGATGATCCGCACTGTGCAATTGGGCCATTATACTCAAAAGATTCTTGTTCAAGAATCTCGTCTGTTGCCATGTCTATGACTAATTTTGTATATATTTTCATAATACTTTTTCTAATTGTACTTGAGTTTTAAAAAAACCTTTTGATTTAAGAACTTTTTCCCAACCTGGTCTTGTAATCATTTCCATTTTTTTACAACCTTCGTCTTTTGCAAATTCAAGTATATAATTCATAAAATTAACCCATCTTTTCATGTTTGAGCCTGTAGTTATTTTACAACTACAAACTTTGTATTTGGGATACTGTCTTATTTCAGTAATACAAACACATAACACTTTTTTTTCTTCGTTATCCCAAGCCACCCATAACTGCATGGTTCCTTGTTCTAACCATCTTTTAAAGTCTTCGGCGTCTGCGAACCCTCCATTATATTCACAAGCTGCTTGAATTTTATCTTTAACTAATATCCAAACATCTTTAACGTTTTCAGACTTAAATTTTACACAATACATTATGCAAATTTTTCTAATTCAGCCATTTGTTTGTAAAAGAATTGAGCTCCTAATTTTCTTTGTTCTTCTTTAGATTTACCGCCCATTATTTTACCAGCACCAAGCACTGATTTAGATTTTGTTACAAATTCACCATCTGCTAATTGAGCTAGCATAGTGTCTTTATTTCCACTTCCTTTGCCAGTTTCATCTACAACTAGCTTACCAGAAGTTCTTTTATAATTCATTTCATCGTTTTCGTTTCTGATTAATTTTGAAGGTAATACATCAACCATATCTCCACCCATAAATGCTTTTGGCGGTTCATTTACTGATCGTGCCTGTATAAGATCTATTAATTTTTGCACATAAGCAGGTGCGTCTTGAGCTTTTGGTACATTAATATCACCTTCTCCGACTAAACCTAGTATTCCTTTTAAATCATTTACTGGCATTTTTACATCATTAGATAAATCATCTAATATTTTTCTAGCTTGATTAATATCAGCAATTGACAATCTATCTGTATCTTTCATTTCCTGAGCAAATTTAACAGCTGTATTATCTGGATCTGATTTATATTCCATAATATATTTTCTTTTTAATGCCTCTGGCAAATTTCCAGAAATTTCAGAAATACCTAATGACATTGGTTGCGTATCAACTTGTAAAGGTTCAACTTGTTGTGCTTGTGGTAAAAATCTATTTTTAGCCATTGCGTATAAACTACTTATTGGTGTTGAAGGTGCAGTCATAGCCATTGCGGATTGATTCATCATATCATCTGGCGATGCTATACCACCTTCTTGCATTCCGCTGTACGGAGATCCTTCTGGATACTTTCCAGTATCTGGTCCGTATCTTCCTGAAAATGGTTGAAACATTCCAGGGTCTGCTGCATAGAATCTATTATATCCAGGATACTTAGGCTCTGGTGCTGGTGTCGGTTTAAAAGCACCAGCTGCGTATAAACCTGCTCCTAATGCTCCAGCTCCTAATAATACTTTTCCTTTATCATACTCCCCACTTGATAAAATTTTACCAGTTGCGGGATCTGTTTTTCTAAAAAAATCTAAACCTTTATTTAATGTTTCACTTCCTGTTTGTAATGCTCCACTAAATCTTTCTGGTAATGTTGGCGAAACGACGTTTTGCACACTGTCAGTGTATTGCATAAAATCACCAGCATTCATTGCATCTCTTGCTGCAAATGTTTCTCCTTGTAAAGCAGTGTTTGCCATTTGCTGTGCTATTCCAGTATTAGCGTATTGATTAATACCAACTTGACCAAGATCATCTATACCAGGAATTGTAGAAATACCTTCACTAGCTCCAGCAGATGCCCCTTGAGTTGCATAAGCTAAGGCCGCATCACTAATGGTGCTTTTAAGTAAATCTGAACCTCTTTTACCTTGTAGTGCGTTGATACCCCCAGATATCAAAATCGACGCTGTAATTGGATCCATATATGAATTGCTCCTGTTTTAAATACGTATTTAGGACACTTTATTCAATTTTAGCAAATTCGTCAATGAACCTAGCTTTAAATGGTGCTGATCCGTGATGCGTGATCTCTGCGTCAATCAACGCAAAAACATTGCCACCAGCAGTCCTAAACCTATTACAAAAAGCAAAGTCCTCACCAACCACTTTTCCCTCAGATTCATCATATCCAGTGTCCCAAAAATTATAAGAAAATTCACTGCTTTTAACTTTTTCATCTATTAAGTTTTTTTGATTTAATTTCAAATTTGGATAATATTTAATTAATCTTTCATAAGCTGATCTTTTAATAACCATACAACCTGCTGGTCCTTTTTCTATTTCTACAATTCCATTATTTACTTCCATATCTTCAGGATTTAATACTTTTATTGGCCATGTGAAACCCCCTTTGTTTAAAGGCATTTTATAATTTTTCCACATCTCATCCGCTTTTCTCCAGTCATATGATTTTAATGGATAAGGTATTAAGATTACTTCTTTATCCGCTTCTATCATTCTAAAAATATCTTCAGGATTAAATTCAATGTCCGTGTCAATAAAAATCATATGTGTATAATCAGTGCTGAGAAAAGAACTTGTGCAGTGATTACGACCGAAAGTTACTAAAGATGCTTTGTGTAAATGTAATTGAATGTGACATTTTCTTTTATGACACTCTGCCTGAAGTAAAAATATTGAACGTAAATAATGAATGTCAACTAAACCTGTTGTTGGTGATGTAACGAACAGTTTCATTTTACAATTAATTCATCTATAAATTTTCCACAATACTGATGTTCTCCAACATGTGTTATAATATCGTTAACATAGGCATGACACTTACCGCCAATATCTTTCCAACGTTTGCAAAAAGCAAAATCTTCACCCATGTAAGTGTGAGTTTCTTGATCGAACATAGTATCAAAAAAATTATAAAGATAAGGTTTCTCAATTGGTTTACCGTTAATAATTGTAGGTTGGATTATTTTTAAATGAGGATACTTATCAATCATTTTTTCAATAACAGATCGTTTGATTAACATGCAGCCTGTTGGTGAGTGTGATACTTCTATGACTCCCTTATCTATTTGTACATTTTCTGAATCCTCTAATCGCATAGGATAAGTGTTACCTCCAGTTGATAAATCAATTACATTTTTAATTTTACCATTTTGAAAGTTTTCGAGTATCTTTTCCCAATTAATTGTTTTCATAGGATAAGGAATAGAAATAACATCTTTGTCTTTTTCAACCATAGTAAATATAGACTTTGCTTGAAAATCTATATCTGAATCAATAAACAACAAATGTGAATGGCCTGTCTCCATAAATCCACCTACAGATAAATTTCTTCCTTGTGTAACTAAAGATGATTTAAATAATTGAAATGTTACTTTAACTTTTTTTGCATAACATTCTTTTTGAAATTCTAATAAGGCTTGTGTATAATGAATAGAAACGTCAGAATGAACTGGTGTTGCTATGAATATAGAAAAATCAGCTCCATCTTCAAGTTTATCGGCAGGTCTTGGTTTTATCCAAATAGGTTTACTTGCGTCTTGCATTCAATGCTCCTGTTAAAAATTGAGTCCATTGATTTCCTTGTTTCTCCCAATTGTAAAAGTTGTTAGTGTATTTCATTTGAAATTTTAAATGATCAGTAATGTAATTTTCATGTAAATGTTCTGCAGCAACTTCAATAGCCATAGCAAATTTTTTTGCAAGTCTCAAATAATCTTTTTCATAATGTATGTAAATTGGAAACTCAGCACAAGTTTCGAATAAAGCACCAAGATCAGTAGTTATTAAATAAAGCCCAGCAGACATAGCTTCTAATGCTGATATACAAAATGTTTCTTCCCAAATACTAGGATAAGCAAAGATGTGATATTTGTGTAAATTTTCTAATATGTATTCATGTGGTTTATAACCAATATAATTTACATTAGACAAATGTCGTGCTTGATCATAAAGTTCTTGATAAGCAGCATCGTTTGCTTGTTTAAAATTATCTCCATAAACTTGTGTTGAAGAATACACATCCAATGTTATTAATGGATTTTTAATAAATTGCATTGCAGCTAGAATTACATTTAATCCTCGCCAAGGAGTTGGATGAAATATTAATTTAATAGGATCACCTTTTTTATAATTTAAATCTGAAGGTTTAATGTTTACAACACCGTTTTTAATGACAGTGCATTTCTCTGTTGGTACATCAAAAGCCATTCTAAACTTTTCATAATTCCAATGTGAATTAAATACATACCAATCATATTTATTGTGATTTGATTTGTCTTTAAACCAGGGTGCTAAATTTGGTTGATCGTATGAATTTTTTTGCCAAAGTATATTTACTTTGTTTGGATCTAATGGGACTTTGCCTGGGACAGAAGTACAGATTTGTACTTGATCTAATAGTTTTTTATCAACGTATTTTCTTAAAAACTCAAATTGAAGTTCTGTGCCACCTCTGGGTTCCATTACTTAGTCTTACCAAATAATGATAAATGTGCAACAGTTACTGCAACATCTTGTGCAATATCTTCTTGTTTTGTTGGTGTACTTGGATTTGCTACATCAGCATTTGCTTCAGCTGCCGATGCATATACTTCACCAGTTACTTTGTTTCTATAAGTAATTTTTGTAGGGCACTTTATAACAGGTACTTGTTTACCATCTATAGTAACATACTCTTTAATATATTGATCCGATATTATTATTTCTTCATCCATATCAATTAAATCCCATTGGACATTTACTTTTTACTTTTTCTTCAGTGTATGTAATTTTGTATTCTTTAGTTTTCTTACCATATCTATAACCTAAATAAAATGAAAAAGCTATAAATAATAATACTATTAATGTATGCCAAATATAAAACATCATTTTCTTCCTTGTCCTTTATATTCTTTTTTATCTTTTCTTTTATTAGGTCTTTTACTATGCCTACCAGGTCTTTTCTTATTGGTACGTTTAATAAAAGTTCCGTGTCCTGATTGTACTTTTCTAGCCATTTTGTTGAGATCTATTTATCAAAGCATATGATATTTGTCCAGAAATAGAATTAGCAGTATCTGCTTGAAATTTAAGGCTATCACTTTCTTCTAATACCAATGTATTATTTACTGCATTATCAGTTATATCTCCACCAACATCACTATGAAAAAACTTATAACTTGTAGCCTCTGAACTATCTCTAAAAAAGAAATCCACCACACTTGAAGATGGGGTATCGTTTACAACAGTAATCTCTTTGATTATTGCTCTAGAAGATGAGTCAATAGTTAAAACTGTTGTAAGATTTGATGTTGTTAAACTATATCCCTGAACTTTATATACTATTGTCATTATGTAATTACTGTTGTTACTGAAGCTACCGTTATATTTAATCTAGACCCAGTTAGCAACGCAGTATTTGATGTATTTGTTTGACGAACCTTACCTGTACCTATTAAAAACCAAGCAAAGGTTTGAAAATCTTCTAATACCTCTTCACTATAAGAAGTATTTAACTGAGATTTTAAAGTATCTAATGCTTGTATAATTTGTCTTTGATTATCAGTTGAGTATTGTGGCGATGGTTCAGGTATGTAAAAATCTATTTTAGCCATTATCTTCTTCCGTCTGGTTGTATGTCTACTCTAAATATTCCATATCTCCAGTTTTCATCTACACCATCATTTTCTATTTTAATACTTGCTAGTCTCGCGCGCCCGCGCGTATCGACTTTATCCGTATCTGAATTAACAGTGAATGGGCCAATTGTTGTTTGCCCCTTTAATGTTGTTGTGTCTGCAGGATAATTTCTTAAAAACAAAGTTACTTTACAATTACCTTCAAGGTTTTTAAAATCAGGTATAAATCTATTTATCTTTAAGAAATATTCACCATCTCCATCTAAATCTAAATCAAAATCACCTGATCTAATAAATGCGGGTATTGCTGTTTCAGCACCTGCTGAATTTACTTCATTAACACCAGTTTCATGTTCGTAAAATATAGAAGCCCCTAAACTTACTCCATTAACAATAGGAAATGTTGGCGTGGCTGCCGCGTCATATTCTGTAGCGTAAGGCTTGTCATAAACAGATGCATCTGCCCAAGTTGTTCTAGCAAGTGATCCTGTTGTCCAAACTTTATCGCCATAATTGTAAGTGACTATTCTATCTATTAATGTTGAGTTAGCCTTTGTGTAAAACCAATTTATTTCTTGGAATAAACTATTATGACCTGCAAAAACTGTTTCATCTTGATCATAGTTTATACCTAAGTTATCGCCGTTTGTTGTAAATACAAAATCTTCGACTAAACTAGGAACTGTTAAAACCGTACCGTCAAATGCGAAGAATCCTCCAGAATCACCCATCCAAAACACTAATCCATTTGCATAGATCATTGCGTGCTGACCTAGACAACCACAATTAGACCCAACCTTTCTAATACTAAAAGTAAAAGGAGGACCTACAAATTGCATTGAATAAGCAGCATCATCTGTAAGAATAAGAATATAATCTTTTGCTCTAACAGCTCCTACTATTTTAGTACCAGCGTCTAATCTGAATGTACCTGCTGTGTTTGTTGATGTTGGAGCATAAGTGTTAAAATCTTCTTGATCTGAAAATCTAATTAACATTTTATCTTGAACTGCTCCACCAACAGTCGTTGTAGTACCTAGATGAACAAGATGACGATCTCTGTCTGATACTATAGTCATAACAGATTTTTGAGGCATTGAAGCATTGATTACTGCTCTTGTAGTTAATCCTGAATCTGGATCCCAAGTAAATGTAGGGCCGTTGTGCATTGTTGCTACTAATATTTGTCCAAAGTTATCTAATGACCAATTTGCTGGATCTAACCTAATCGATGTTTGAACTGAAGATGCTTCGCCCCAACCAACATAAGTAGCTGCATCATAAACTATTGCATTATCAGCGTGAGATGCTGCAGCTGTGCCTTCGGCTCCTCTACCGCAAGTTAAGAATTGTGTTCCACTTAAACTAGCATAAGTAATTAATTCTGAATCTATTAGGATAGTTCCTGACGCAGGAAATCCTGTAGTTGAATCTACTGTAATAGTTCCAGTTGAATTATTGATTGCTCCATTTAATTGATTTTGAGTAACTGTTGAACTAAATCCACCCCAGTTAAATGTACCATAACCATATCCATATGTTTGTCCAAAAGGACCAAAATCATAGTAAGGTGTACAAGAGGCAGCGCCAGAAGTACTAGCAGTTCCACTTGATGCAGTTGGTAAAGTGACTGTAAAAGTGCTTGATGAAGGTGTTGTTATGACCTCAAATAAATTTGTAAAGTCTGCTGCGGTTGTTCCTGTAGGTGGTGTTACTGAAGTAAATTTAACAATTCTTCCAACAGTTAAACCATGTCCTGCTTTGTTAACAGTTAACGATGTAGAACCATTTAAAGTATTAAATGTACAACTTGTAAGAGTAGCGTCAACAGGTGTAATATCATAAAATGCACCTTCAAAATAAATAACTAATACTTTATTAGTGCCAATAGCTGAATAACGATTACCTTTAAGATCTGCCCATATCCATTGATTTCGTGCAGCACCTACTAGTGTACTTGATAATAACTGCTCCCAACCCCCTATCTTTTGAGGGTTACCATAACGAAAACGTACGTTATCTCCATCAATCCAGCGTCCTTCTGCTTGGGATGCTGTATCTTGCTTATCAAAGCCTGGAGCTACTGGTATTTTTTTTAAAGGCATAAATCATTATACCTTATATTCAACTAAGATGAAATATGGAGTTATTTCTTCATTTCTTGTCTAATTTTTGTAGCTGATATTTCCTGTATTTCTTTTGGAAGCACGATCTCTTCAATCTTATAACCAACATCTCTACCATAACATATATTGGTAATGTTTGGTACTTTCACAACATCAAATTTACCTACATAGTCTTGTAATTTTTCTTCTATCCTTTTCTTTATATCTTCAAATACAAATGGGTTATTTTCTGTTTGTGGCATTGATCTTACCATAATAACAACTTGTCCAGTCTTCTTTAATATTTCTTTAAATAAAGCTAAATGACCATCGTGAAATGGTTGCCATCTCCCTAACATTTGTGCTGTAGGTTTTGAATAATCTATCATGCTATTATCTTTTTAATTTGTTCTACAGGAACTAAACCACCGAAAGAAAAAATTAATCTTTCTCCGCCTTCAACTGGTGTAGTATAATGTTTTTCTAAACTTGCTAAACATAACCATAAATCATTTTTATCAACTTGAATTTCTTCTCCATCTAATACTGGGTTCCCTCCTTTAATCGGTTTCTTTAACATTAAATTACATCTTGTATGTACAAATCCTTCCGGTGCTTCATCAGTATGTTCATGAACGGCGGCACCATCTTTAAAATGGTTTCCTATAAAATTTTTAAATTTAGGCTCAATACAATGTGGTTTTAATCCAAATTCAGCGAAAGCTTCTTCCCAATGATTAGCAGAATCTTGGCTTTTAAATCTTCTGCCAAAACCATTATCATTAAATGTATTATTTTCAATTGCAACATTATTTGCAAGTTTCCAATTTTTGACTACTCTATTAATTTTAAGTTTCATAATAATTTATTTTGTATATCTTTTATTATGCTATCGTAATTAAAATCAGTTATTTCGAAATCTACTTTTTTAGGTTTTTCAAATACTTTATTTGTATCTTCAAATCTTCCTTTATCAATTGTATTCATCCAAATCTTCATATCATAAAAAGATCTATATGATTCAAATGGACATACAAAATCTACAACTACATGATTAATTGCAAGATCACACATAGTCATCATACGATTCGCTTGTCGTCTTCTGCCATTTTCTGTGAAATCCCAATCTTCAAATAGCTTTCTAATATCATCAGCATTGAAGTGTGGTATTTTTTTATTCTCAACTAATTTTTTAGCAAAAGTAGTTTTGCCAGATCCAGGTAATCCAAATATTAATATTTTCATAAAATATCCAATCCAGAATATTTTTCTATGATATTTTTTGAAAGAACTTCTTTTATATCATATTTTGAAAATGAAATGTTATCTGTTCTAATTTCATGTATATTTGCATTCAAAACAGAATCATCATAGCTTACATTATTTGCATTAAATTTATCAAAATTTATTAATTTAGTTTCTGAATAAGGAACATTGATAAATTCATAAATTTTTTTTATTTCCGTTAGAGTATCCTCCACTAAATTTTTATAGTGTAAAATTAAAAACTTTTCTTTATTTTCTATAATATTATATATCGACCAAAGATTTTTAAGTAAAATAGAATTTTTATTCATATTCATAAAATCATCACATGCATCTTCAACGTTTTTAGGATTTTCTATTTTTACAAAAGAAGCCAATATTTCTAAAACAGGTCTATATAATATTATAAACTTAGGCTTATTGATTATTTTTTTTAAATTTTGTAAATTTGAAGGTGTGCCCCAAGGTCCCCTATCTATAATATGTTCAGCATTCCAATCATTATAATAGTTATTAAATATATTTTTAACTACATTATCCAACGAATTATGGTCTGGAAAATTTTTAAAAATTAAAGAATTTTTAAGAGACTCTATATTTTCAATTACATCACAAAGTAGTGTATTTGCAGTGAGAGAAATTTTTTTATTTTGATTTAATAAAGACCCTAAAAGAGTGTTTCCAGCTCTCGGTAAACCAATTAAAAAATAAATATTTTTCATGTAAAATTATATAGATCTCTCTAATTCTACAATGCAGTTTAAATTAAATCTTCCTTTTGTATTAGATGAAGAAATACCTACATGCATACAGTTACTTGGAAATAAAATAGCTTCACCTGAATTTGATTTAAAAAACTCATCATTTATTTTTGTTCCTCCATCATTGTCATGTAAATTATATACAAAACTTAAATAAAAATTCTCATCTCTATCTTTATGTGGTAATGTTTGAGAAAAATTATTATAGTAATTCCAATAAAACCTCATTGGTTTTAAAAATTTGTATTTTGTATGTTTTTTAATTATTTCATAAATTATTTCTGCATATAAATTTAATGGTCCCTCAATATATATTCCATCTTTAACATCAAGAGTTTGTAAAGAAAAACCGTAATCTTTTCCAGATGTGCCAATTAATTCATTTAATAATTCTACTTCTCCTCCTTTATCTTTTGCTATTCCCCAATTTCTTGATTTCAATAAAAACAAAATAATTTTTTTATTAATTTCTTTTGGTAAAATATTTTTTATAACTTCAATCATCTAATCAGATTTTATTTTTGTATCTGTAAAAGTTGGTTTATTGGCTATCTCTTCCTTAAATTTTAATTGCCAATCTGCTACAATTTTAACTAAGTTATTTCCAAAATGTCTTAAATTTTCATCTGATAAGTGCAGTTTTCCTTTTAAAAAAAGTCTTAATCTTTCTTTTTTTGAAAAAACAATATCGCATGAACCGTCTTCGTATTGTTTAAAAATCATTTTTGTACTCCATATAATAATCTTTTATCTTTAAACCATTCTTTATTAGGTCCATTCTTATCAACATAATGTAAAAAAGTTTGAGCATGCCAATCTCCTTTAAATTCTTCTCTCCAATGTTCTATTTCACAACCTAAATATATTGCGGCATCGCCTGGTTCCATATTAATTTCTGCTCCATTCATATATATTGGCCAAGGTGTTTTATCAGACCCTATCATAACCGTTACACTAATTTCGCAAGATTCCCTATCGGTGTGTTTTTTTAAATCGGCATTTACTGTGTACATTCTCCAAAATGCATAGGTTGGTAGTAATTCAAGTCCTGTTTCTTTTTGCATTAATTCTAATTTATTAACCATTAAAGATTCCATTAATGAGTCTCCATAAAAAAAAGTATCTCCATTATCATTTTGTTGAGAATCAAAAGAATCAAAATTTATTCTGTGTTTAATCCTACAATAATCAGTTAATAATTTAACCTCTTCTTTTGTTAAAAAATTTTTAATTAATTTATATTTAAAATCTTTTATAGTGCCCATGCTACAACTGAATACCTTTTTCCTTTCGTCACTGGTTTAACTGTATGCGGATACAAAAAATTACTAGGCCAAATAATCATTCTGTTTGGTTTAACATCTACTTCCCATTCTCCTGATCCATCTGGATTCCTAAACCATAAATTTCCACCTTCATAATCATTATTTAAAAGCAATATACAACTCATTGTTCTTGGAATTTCTGCAAAATGATCTACGTGCCATGTATAAAATCCAGTGTTTTCATATTTTAAAATTTCAATATCAAAAATATTTTTATAACTATAATCTAATATATTTAAATCAAATTTATATTTATTTAAATTTTTATTAAAATAAAAATGTAATAAATTAAACCAATGAACATCAGAAATATAGTTGCTCATATTAGATAGTGGGCAAGTATAAGTTCTTCTAACATTAAAATTTTTTACATATTCTTTTTCGCCACCAATTTCAGCATCTTTAAATTTCGCAACATTAGCAAATTTAATTAAATTTGATAAAACATTCCAAGGTAAAACCTCATCGTATATTTTTATAAAATTTTTTATTTCCATGATTTTTTACTCCAATATTTTTCTTTGTAAGAATTTATAATAGTTAATGCAAAAAAAACCATTGAATTTACTATTTCTTCTTTTTTTCTAGGTTTAAGGTTCATTTTCCAAGAATCTCTCTTAAAAGGAATTATTTGAGCATAAGGGGTTCCTTTTTTAATTAATGTTTCTAAAATAGGATATTTATCACCGTTAACCACAAATGGAAAATTAATTTCATTAGGGAAGGTGTCTGTATCAACTATTCCAGGGATAATAGAAAATCTATCATCAGAAGTATTCATTGGTGGAACAAATAAACAAGAATATCCTTTTGGTGTTTTTATTTTCCATGGGTTTAAGATTTTATGTAATGGTAAATTTTTATTTTTTTCAACAAAAGGTGAATTCATTACTTGTACGGTTGGATGTACATCAACTCCTGCATTTAAATTTAATAATTTTGCGCTAATTCTTTCTCTCCAAGTTTGTAATCCAAAATTTTGGAAACAGTCTTTAAAGTTTTCTCCTTTTTCATTTTTACTATCTACGTTGTGTCTAATATAAAAATCTTGAGGCATTTTTAATATGTACCCAGCTGTTAAAGAATCTAAAAAAGGCATGCATCCTTTAACTGTTCTATTTATTATAGTATGTTCTAAATTTTTATACCATTCTGGTATGTTTAATTTTGCAGGTATTGGATAATCTTCTTTTAATGCAAAATAATCTTCGTGAGCACTAAATTCTATTTCTTTATCAAACATGATACTTTCGTATCATTTTTTAAGGTAGTTGTAAAATATTATATGAGGGTTGTCCTAAATCATAAAAATACTGTTCTAATGATTTATTTAAAGGATATTCAATACTATTTAAATTTAATGAATTTAATTGATTAAAATAATTATTCCAAAGATTATATAATGAATGATTAGGATTGTTATTAATAAATTGTAATATTTGTTCTTTTAAAGAATTTACATAAATAGTTAAATTTTCTTTAGTAAAAGAAGGTGAATGATTTGAATAAGTAATATTATTAGAATTAAATTTTTCAGGGAATTTTGTACCATATTTAACAGCATTAAAATTTTCTTGTGAATCCTCTATTATTTTATAGTCCGATTTAATAATATTTAAATTATTTAAATCATTTTCATTTTCACAAATTTTGTAAATTGATCCAATAATATTTTCTTGATTTTTATTAAAAATAAAATATGGCATTTTATGTTCCTGTATTTTCTAAAACTAATAAATAACCTACTCCACCTACTCCCGCTGACGGGTTAGGCGCAGCAACTCCTGCCCCACCGGTACCTGGAAAAGATGCCAAGAAAAAAGAACTTGGACTATACATACCTAAAGTTGCTCCAGGGGCAGTTCCTGTTGTTCCTACATTTCCATTAGCAGTACCAGGTGCATAATTTCCACCACCACCACCATTTACTGTTCCAACGTTTGCAATTGTAGTATTTCCACCACTTCCTCTTCTTGGTCCAGGACCAGCTACTGAATAAGGTTGAGCAAATGGTTGTGTAATTGGTTTATTATAAAATCCATATCCACCAGGACCACCAGAACCACCTGTAGCATTATCGGCATTACCACTTCCAGCTCCTCCTCCTCCTCCGGCATACATATATATCGCTAATCTATTTGCGGTTGGTGCGGCTGTATATGTTCCAGATGCAGGACCTGCTTGTAAAAGAGTTGGTACAAATCCACCAGCACCTGCTGATCCAGATGATGCGCCAGTAATACGACCATCAGCATCAACTGTAACTGTAGCTGCTGTATAGGTTCCTGGAGTAACTGCTGTTGCAATTAATTGATCTGCTCCAACAGAACCTGTTGCTAGTTTTGATTGTGTAATTGTAGATTGTGCAATTTTAATAGCTGTAACAGCATTTGTTGCAAGTCTTGAAGTTGTAACTGCAAATGATGCAAGTCTTGCTTCAGTTACTGCAAATGACGCAAGTTTAGCAGATGTTACTGCTAGGTTTGCAATTTGTGCAGAAGCAACTGTTCCAGATAATGTGCTTAAGTCTGTTGAGTTAATGTTTGTTCCATCAGAATATAATATTTTAATTCCTTTATCAGTTGTAGACCAAGTAGCACCTGTTCCGCTAACTGTTTTAAATTCTACTGTAAATGCACCTGTTGTACCATTTGATACAATCCAAGTTTTTTCAATTCCTGATGGAACTGTTACGATTTGATTTCCTGTAATTGTTCCTGTTAATTTTATTACGATATTTCTTGCAACAGATAATGTTGGTGAATTTGCAATTGTTAAAGCTGTAGTTTGAGCACTACCCGCTATACTTTGTTCTCCGTATCCAGCAATAGCTTGTTGAATTACGTTTAAATTGTCATTAGTTTTTTCACCCCAGGTACCAGCATTTTCGCCAGTGACCATTAATTCTATCTTGAGGTCTGTAGAGTAACTTGATGCCATTTATGCTCCTATTTAATTAAAATAATATATTTAAGCAGCTAAGTCAACCGGAGTCCAAATATTATTAGCCCCTGTTTGTACTTCTGCCCAAGCCGTTACATTAGCAGATCCTATTGAAGTATTCAAGCGAATACCAGTAACATCTACATTAGCATTACCAGTAACAGTTACTGAATTTATAAGGGTATTTATTCTAGATCCGGTAACGTCGTAACCAAATGCAATATCTACTTGGCCTGTACTTAAGTTAATTCGAGAACCGGTAAGTGTTACATTAGCATCGGATGATGTAGTTTCATTTCCAATTGCAATATTTATTTGATTTTCATCAACAACAACACTTATATTACCATCAGCGGAAACTCCTACTTGGTTTACGGTTAAATTTATCTGAGATCCTGTAACAGATACATTTGCATCTCCAGTTATAACAGCCCCGGCTAATCCTTCTGTTATATTGATTCGAGATCCTATAGGAAATACATCTACTGTAATAACTTCAATTACCTCACCAGTTATTATATTTATTTGTGTACCTGTTACATCAACAGAAGCTCCAGCTGCTGCTGTAGCAGAACCTGCTGTTAAATTAATTTGTGAACCTGTTACGTCAACACTTGCATTTGCACTTATGGTTAAAGATCCCGTTACTAAATTTACTTGAGATCCAGTGACATCTACATTAGCATCAGCAGTTGAAGTGACGCTATTTAAATATATAACAATATCATCATCTTCATCTACGTTTACAGATTCATTACCATCTGCATTTGTGTCAACAGGATGAACAAAAGCAGCTAAAGCTGTTCCTGTAACTGTTGCAATAACATCTGGTTCTTCACCCCAAGGAACTACACCCCAACCCGCAACACCCCAACCTGCATCAGGTTGAATATCAACCGTTTCATTTCCAACTGTTAAATTAATTTGAGAACCAGAAACAGTTACTGTTTCTGGAATTGAAGCAATAACAGAATCAATAGTTAAATTAATTTGTGAACCTGTGACTAAAGGTTCAACCCCAATATCTATAGTTACAGAATTAATTGCAAATGCTAATTGAGTTCCTGTAACACTTACTTCAACATCAATTGAAGTTGTAGTTGTACCTTGTAACAAACCTAAGGATAATTCTTGACCACCATAAGAACCATCACCAAAGGTACCACTGCCCCAAGTGACTAAACCAGGTGATGATATGATTACTGTTTCGTCAGCCATGTTATTTTCCTAACATGGTATGAGCACCAAGTGGTGATATGTAAAATATAATATCTGCCACTTGGCCCTCCTTAAAATTTACGCGTTACCAATTCTAATAATTGCTGCGCTTGTTGTAAATGCTGGGAACTGAACTGTAAAAGTTCCAGCAGTTGCTGTTTTAGTTCCACCAAAGTCTAATACACATACAGCTTTATTTGTAGCTGATGTGTTATAAATTAATGCACCTCGTGCAGACAATGTTACACCAGTAAAAGAAACGTTACTGAAGTTTGTGATTGCAACAGCACCAGATACTTTAACACCAGAATTAACAAGTGCTTTACCACCTGATGTATATCCTGAAGATGATACCTGACCTACAGTTGTAAAAGATGTTGTTGATGCACCTAAAGTTGCAGCTGTCGTATACATTGCTAACTTAAATTTGTTTCCTGTCGTCAATGTGAAATTATGCTGACCTTGTATAATTTGTCCTTTAAACGAATTACAAATTGCGTTTGTTGTTATAGCCATTTTTATCTCCTTAAATTATGGTGATGGAGAATCAATTTTTATTCTCGGCACTCCATCGTCGTATTCACCTCTTCGTCTTCTACCCATTTGTTGAAGAGCAAAGTTTTGAACTTCTATATCATACTTCCCTTTGTATAAATTGTACATATCCATAGGTCCTTTTAAAAAAGAAAACGCCTCTGATAATACACCGTATAATAATAGATTTTCTGCATAGGTTGACAAATACGTATTCGTTACCGCGTTAAAATGTGGTGGTTCTTTTATATATTCTAATTGCACAGGATAAGCTTGATCGGGCGTTGGAGCTACAATTAAAGTAAAATCATCCCAATTACCGTAAAATTTAGGTACTCCTTTAGCATTTGATGAATTAAACTCTCTCATAAAAGTTTGATCTCTTTTTTCCATATATTCAACTGTACCAGATGCTAATGTTCCAGTCGTAGCTACGAACAAAGCTCTAGGAACTAATAAATCTGCAGGTATATCTAAATATTTATTATTAGCAGTAAATGTTGAATCGGCATATTTTCTTAAATCATCATAATCAACTTTTCCAGCTACATCTAATTCGGTATTTCTGATAAACCCATCAATAATAGTTGCTGTTAA